AGTTAGCCCTGATGGCGATGCAGCGTGAGCGAGAACTGGCACTAGCTCGTGAGGGCTTTGTTGCACAAGCTAGAGTGGAAGAGATTAGGACTGAGCAGATAGAGATGCAGACACAGGCGCAAGAGAAACTTGCAATATGGAAACACGACTCTAAATTAGCAGAAGGGGGGTCAACTTGGGTAATTAACCTTCGAGCGTCAGTACGCCCAGTCGTGACCTATATCTTCGTGGGCCTGCTGGTTGTCGTTGACATTGCCGGTATCTGGTATGCGTACAGCACTGGTGTGGCCTTTGCTGAAGCGATGTCGCTAGTGTTCTCATCTGAGGAAATGGCCATACTCAGTGCAATCATCTCCTTCCACTTTGGTGGACGCGCCTTCTCAAAATGAGCATATCCGAAGCGGGTATCCAGCTAATCAAATCTTTCGAGGGCTGTCACGCCATGCCTTATAAATGCCCCGCTGTGCTCTGGACGGTGGGCTATGGCAGAGTGCTTTACCCAGATCAGGCAAGGCTCAAAACAGACGAGAGAGCCTCTTATCCACTTAAACCAGAGCATAATCGGGTGTGGGATGCTGACGAAATTGACGAGTTACTTACGGCTGATTTGGATCGGTTTTCTGTCGGAGTACGAAGACTATGTCCTGCTGCTGTTGATCGTCAGCTTGATGCGCTGGTGAGTTTCAGCTACAACTGTGGACTTGGGTCATTGCAGTCATCAACGCTGCGGATGAAGTTCAATCGTGGTGATTACTCTGGCGCAGCGGACGAGTTCCTGAAGTGGAACAAGGCCGGTGGCAAGGTGCTGAACGGTCTAGTCAGACGTAGAGAGGCCGAACGAGCTTTATTCTTATCCGGAGGCTAGATGTATCTTATAAGCAACATCCCTTATTTTAAATGCTGGGTGCGCAAAGAGTTCACTAACGGTCATCAGGGCTATCACGGCGAGTATGTTCACGCACTAGCTGTTGCAGTCACCACCATGCCCGACAGGTGTCTGTCTTTTCAGTTGATCTTCACCGGGTGCGAAGCAGACGATGGTAGCCAGCCTAATGTGCATGGCGGGGCGATGTGGGCACGTATGCCCATCACAGCACTGGTTGGTGACATACCGCTCGAAGAGTGGCCGGAGCGCATGGAAACGCACTTTGTGCAGCCGTGGGATTGCAGTTCTTACCACCACAGTATTATCTCCATCGACCGAGCCAAACCGTCCCAGTGGCTGTGCAAGATCGACAATCAGTTCTTCAAGGGACGCTACCTGTTCACGGTTGACTACGCCGAGAGCGAGGTCTCCGAGGACCCTGCACAGCACAAGCAGACACACGTCCTCATCCTGACCGATGCTGGTAAATGGACGGGTAATATTGTAGCCTTGCCAAACAACAGAGTCCGTGTCACTAGCCCAGCTTACTGGGTAACGGGTGAAGGCGCACCGGACTTTAAACCGAGTCAGTGGATACACTGCGCAGAGCAAGACGATTCGTATCTGGACCCCAATGTAACTTTTAACAATCTGTATGCGGAGAACGAAAATGATGAAAGCTAAGGGCATGGCAGCAGGCGGCATGACCGCTAAGGGCATGAAAGCAGGCGGCGCAATGAAGATGGTTGAAAAGGACGGCAAGAAAGTCCCAGCCTTCGCAGCAGATGGCAAGGGCAAGATGGCCGAAGGCGGCATGATGAAGAAAGGCTACGCAGCTGGTGGCATGGCTACCAAGGGCGGCGCTGCAGGCGGCGCAGCTAAAAAGCTTGGTGGCAAAGTGCGTGGCGCTGGTGTGGCTATCAAGGGCACACGTCCTGCTAAAATGATGTAAAGGGCTTAGATGGCGTACTTTAGACTGACCCTTGCTCCCGGCATCGATAAGCAAAACACCGAATACGGTGCCGAGGGCGGCTGGACGAACTGCGATAACGTGCGGTTTCGCTATGGCCTGCCCGAGAAAATAGGGGGTTGGCAGTACTTCGAGAACGACGAGGTCTATCTTGTGGGCATGGCAAGCGAGGTCTTTACATGGACCAGCTTGTCAGGCATACCGCATGTTATCGTTGGCACCAATCGCAAACTGTACGTCAGTGTAAACGGGTCGTGGAGCGACATAACGCCCCTACGAGACACCACCCCTGCAGGTGCTGTGACCTTTCTTGCGACGAACGGATCTACTGTCCTTACCGTAAGTGATACGTCCCACGGCGCTATTGTAGGCGACTTTGTTAAGTTTTCAGGCGCGGTAAGTTTAGGTGGCGTGATCACTGCCACCGTGCTCAACGCTGAGTACGAAGTGACGTCTGTTGTAGGCGTAAACAGCTACACGGTCACCTTACCTATCGCGGCAAATTCCTCGGACAGCGGCAACGGCGGCGCAAGTGTTGTTGGTGCTTACCAGATAAACGTCGGCAGCGATGTCAACTTCTTCGACTTCGGTTGGGGTGTGGGCACATGGGGACTAGAGTCGTGGGGAACCCCGCGCACCGTCAGCACAAGTGTGGCGCTGCAGTCTCGGGTTTGGCAGTTTGACAACTTTGGCGAAGACGCTATTTGTCAGCTTGTTGACGGCAAAACATTCCTGTGGGATCTCAGTGCTGGGGTCAATACTCGCGCTGCCGTACTCACTGGCGCCCCTGTTAAGAGCAAGTACGCGCTGCTGTCTACGCCAGACAGGCACTTAGTGTGCTTTGGCACCGACACCGTGATTGGCGATGCCACCACACAAGATCCGATGTTTGTTCGCTTCTCAAACCAAGAGGACATCACGGTCTTTGTCGAGTCCGCTACGAACACGGCTGGCGGTCAACGGCTCACGGACGGCAATACGATTGTCTCGGCCATCCGCTCACGCGGCCAGATACTCATTTTCACGGATACCTCATTACACGGCCAGCAGTTCATTGGACCACCCTTTACCTTTGGTTTCCAGCAGCTGGGCGCGAACTGTGGGCTGATAGGCCCACACGCTGCAGTGGATGTTAACGGGCAGGCGTTCTGGATGGGTACCGAGGCGTTTTACGTATTCGATGGTACGGTGAAAAAGCTCGCCTGCACCGTGCAGGACTTTGTGTTTAAAGACTTAAATCAGGTGCAAAAGACCAAGGTCCATGTGGGCCTGAACAGCCAGTTTAACGAGGTAACGTGGTGGTACTGCTCGGTCACCAGCGACTTTATTGACCGCCTTGTGACCTACAATTACCTCGAAAACACATGGGCGATTGGCACTATGCCGCGCAGCGCATGGGTCGATCTTAGCGTGTACCCCAAGCCGCTGGGCGCGAAATACGAGCCTAACGCAACCAACGCCACGATCAGCCCAATCAATGGCCTGACTGCTGGACGAGCCCTTGTTTATCAGCAGGAAACAGGCACGAACGACGTCAATCTGCCTATCCGATCTGAGCTGTCGTCGGGCTACTTTGACATCGGTGACGGCGACAACATGCTGCTCATGTCGCGCTTTATCCCGGACTTCAAGGATCAGGTGGGCAACCTGACGATCAGGTTGTTGCTCAGAGCGTTCCCGCAGGCCACTGCAACGCCAAGCTCGCTGGACCCTTACATTATTACGCCTACGACGCAGAAGGTAGACACGCGCGCGCGAGGCCGGCAGATCTCCATTGTGATCGAAAACGAAGAGCTTGGATCCAAATGGCGCTACGGTACGCTGCGCGTTGACATCGTTCCGGATGGTCTGCGATGAGCAAGATTACCAGCGTCCGTCTGCCTAACGCCTCGGCAGAGTATACACCTGAGCAGATCAACCAGTTGGTGCGCTCGCTTGAGCAAATCATTTTGCAGCTTAACACCGCGTATTCGTCGGTGGTCACCGAAAATACGGATCAAGCGTATGCTTGGTTCTTGGGAGAGTAGACCTTGTCAAATTCCTATAAAAGATTTTTGACATCACTTACGAACGGCTCGCCTGCGACTGTTTTGACAGTGCCCGCAGCGACGACTGCCATCGTAAAGTCGATATTGGTGAGCAACAGCAACGCCTCTTCAACCACGGCCACTGTCTCAATTTCTCCTGCCGGTGTTGGCTCACACGTCGTAATCCCTGCGGCCAGTATTAGTGCTGAAGAATACTTTGACTTTTTGGGGGGATGGGATGGAAATTCCCGCGTTTTAGTGCTTGAGGCCGGAGATCTCTTGAAAATTGAGGTTACAACAACCAATGTTGTTGCTACGGTTAGTGCACTGCTTATAGACAGGACCTGACCTTTTAAACGATAATCCGTGAATATTCGCGACCTTACCCGGCGCGCAGCCCCGTGTGGCTTTTAACTTTCAAAGGAAAAAGACATGGTAAATGCTATGCCGGGAATGGCGCAACTCCCTCCCCAAGCCGCCGCGCAAGATCCAATGATGGCCGACCCAATGTCCCCTGACAACCTAGCTGCTTTTGAGCAACTGCGGCAGGAGATGCCTCCGTCTGAGTTCACGGCGGACATTCTTGACAGTGCGCAGGACGCCGACCCAGTTGCCGTTGCTGAGTTCAGAGCAGAACTGCAAGATCTGGCGTTGCCGCCCGAAGTGCTGGACGTGCTCAATCAGATGCTGGACGAGGTCTTGGCAGCACCGGATCAGTACCCGCAGATACGCGCCAAGTACCTTGCGCAGGATATCCCAGAGGACCTGTTGCCACCGGCCTTTGACCCAGAGTTCTTTGGTGCGCTTAACCTCGCTGTTGACCAAATACGCGCCACAACCAACATGCCAATGCCTCCGAGGGGCTTTGCCCGTGGCGGTATCGCATCACTGAACCCACTTGCAGCGGCAATGGCGCAGCAGGGTCGTTACGGCGACACGATGCTGGCGCACATCTCTCCGCGCGAAGCAGCAATGCTTAAGGACATGGGCGGCAGCGGCACAATCAATCCCATGACCGGGATGCCTGAGTTTTTCATCAAGAAGATCTTCAAAGGCGCCAAAAAGGCGTTAAAAAAGGTTGGTCAGGCGGTCAAGAAATTCGCAAGCTCAAGTGTGGGTAAAATCGTAACAACGATGGCGCTGGCCTTTTTCCTCGGACCGGCGGCTGCCACGGCTATG